TGAAAATTTTTGTATTTGGCGATGGCGATGCCCTGACACGTTATATCATCAATCCGACTATCATTGCAGTTGGTGATGAAACTGTAGCGATGAAGGAAGGGTGTTAATCGCTTCATGGAGTATTCCTGATGGTTCGCCGACCGACAGATGTCACTCTAAGATATTATGACACAGATGGTAATGAGGTTGTCAAGAATTTCAAAGATCTGGCAGCGCGTGTGGTGTTACATGAGTATGACCATATGATAGGACAAAACTTTACACAGCGCGTGTCAAAGCTAAAACTCGACCGAGCCATCAAACCGATGAAGAAGAAGGCCACTAAAAAAGTTCGGGCTGATGTGCGCCAACAACTGGAGGCAGATAATGTCTGACGATTATGATTTTGGTTTTACAATGGTTGACGAGGATGATATTGAGGTATCTCCTGCATCTTCCACACCTGTCCAAGCAGAGGTATCATCTGATCAGATGGATGCCCTGATGGATAAACTCGATCGCCTCGAGGCTCGTATCATCTCAGCTGATAATTCAGAGATGATCAATGACCATAGACAGCTTGTAGAGGCTGATGTGGCTGGTAAGCTGAGAGATGTCGAAGATCTGATTATGCCTTTGCTACTCAATCTGAAGAAAAATCCTGAGAAGGATATTATCAAATGGCCAAATAGAACAGCCATTATCGATCGTCAGATTGAAAAAATTACAGCTATTACCAGATATTTTGAAAATCTAAGATAAAAAAAGTGCTTGACATTTAGATCATAATATGCTATTCTAAGACTAAGAGTTGAGGAGTATGTTATGGAAATCACCCAAAAAAGCACACTAGCTAAGTTACTTGCTACTGAAAACATCAGCATCGAGCATCAAAAAGTCAAGACTGCTTACTTTGATTTGAAAGAGCGCAAGGTCGTTCTCCCAATCTTCAATGAAATGTCATCTGACCTCTATGACCTGCTGATTGGTCATGAGGTCAGTCATGCATTGAATACTCCGCTTGAAGGTTGGCACGATGCTGCTAGTGTAAAGGGCAAAGGATTCAAGTCTTTCCTGAATGTCGTTGAGGATGCTCGTATCGAGTCTGACATCAAACGCCGCTATCCTGGACTTGTCAAAAATTTCTTCAAAGGTTATAAAGAATTGTATGAGCGTGACTTCTTCGGTCTCGAAGATCGCGACATCAATGATTATCCTTTGATTGACCGCATCAATATCCACTTCAAAGTTGGTATGTTTGCCGCTGTCGAGTTTACAGACGCTGAACTGGTCTATGTTGACAAAGTTGCTGCCTGTGAAACTTGGGAGGATGTTGTCGCTGTTGCCACTGAGATCTATGAGTTGTCAAAAACTGAAGAAGCCATGATTGATATGGCTAACGATCTGATGTTTGATGATGACAACGATGAAGTCTCTGATGACGATGAAGTCACCGAAGAAACTATCGAGGCTGGTGAAGAAGAAAATAAAGAAGATGAAGGTGCGACTCAAGAGTCATCTGAGACTGGTGATGAGGAAGAAGCTGAAGGTGAGACTGAACAGACAGTAGCTTCTGATGAAACTTCTGATGTAGAGTCTGAATTCGATCCTGCCTCTGCCACCGATAATGCTTTCCGTAACAATGAAGACCAGCTGCTGGACTCTGGTGCTGGTGATTATCACTATGCCAACTTCCCGAAACTCGACTATAAAAAATGGGTGAAGATGGAACCGTGGGCAGAGTTTGAGAATCACAAATATCTCGAGATTGTTCGCTATACAAAAATTGACGACTGGTCTCACCAAGAAACGACAGTCGATCGTGCTGTGGCGATTGAAGAGTTGACCAAAGATTTCCGCACTAAAAATAATTCATACATCAACTTCATGGTTCAGCAGTTCGAAGCCAAGCGTAAAGCCGCTCAGTTCGCGAAGGCTCGCGAGAATAAGACTGGTGTATTGAATACTGATAAGCTGTGGGCTACTAAGCTGACTGAAGATGTCTTCTTATCAAACACTATTGTCCCTGATGGTAAGAACCATGGTATGATGATGGTCATCGACTTCTCTGGCTCAATGTATGATAAGATGTCTGAGACTATCGAGCAGATGCTGGTTCAAGTTTCTTTCTGTAAGAAAGTAAACATCCCGTTTGAGGTTTACTCATTCACTGATCGTCATTGGGGTGATCACCTGAAACACCTTCTGGAGAATCAGAAGAAAGATGATGTCCGCATCGTTGATGCTGGTCTGTGCCTCAACAAACTGATCAGTTCAGACATGAGTTCTGCTGGATACAAACGTGCCTTTGGTAATCTGTTGCTGCTCGCTACAGCATACTCTGACCGTTACACTGGTAAACCTCATGTGAAACGCATGACTCTGCCGCCTCATTTGGAACTCGGCGGCACTCCGCTGGCAGAGACTATCCTGTTGTTGCGTGACCGTGCTATCGACTTCCGTAATCAATACAATATCGAAGTTCTGAATACTTTGTTTTTGACTGATGGTGGTAACACTGGCACACTACAGCTTGGTGATATGCCTGCTTATCGTAATGCTTCGGCGAAAGATCGTGTTGTAATCACTGAAGGTGGTGTGACGACTATTGGTGTTTCAAGCAGTAAACTCTGGTCTCAGCGTTGGAGCGATGTTGTATGTGAGGCTGTCCTGAAACACTTTGACAAGACAACTGGCTCACGCACCATCAATTATTTTCTTGCGAATAATCAGAAACGTGACTTGCGTTTTCAGTGGATGAATCTGCATGGCTATGATGATACGCCGTTTGAAAAGCAATACAAAGCTGAGTGGCTGAAAGATGGCTTTATGCAGATGGATGGGTTGAATGGCTTCCCGACTGCATATGTCCTTCGCGCAAAGGATCTCGGTAATGTCGAGGATCTGGAAGTTGCCAGCGACAAAAAGAATGACCTTGTCAAAGGCTTCCGTAAATTCCAGAAGTCTAAGTCGACATCCCGTAAATTCTTGACTAAGTTTATCGAGAAAATCGCATGAGTGAAATCGCACTGATATTGGGTAATGGTGCATCCCGCCGAGGATTGGATGTATCTCCATATAAACATATCTATGGTTGTAATCTTGCATATCAAGAGGACATCGACTTTGAATGGATTGTTGCTACAGACCCAATCATTCAGCATAAGATCTATCGCGAATATGATGGCGATAAATTATTCTTAGATTGGGAACCTGTCCCGAGTGAGATGGCGATCGCCTTTGAAGCAGTTGATACTATGAATGATAGTAACGACTATACAGAACATGGTTGTGTCATCAGCGGCGAAGGTAATAACATATTGATGACTTATCTTGATCAGAATGATAATTGTCTCACTGTTTCTGAGAGTCAGCTGCCCTTTGAAATGGCTGCTGGTTCATTGGCTATGTGGGATGCTGCTGAGCGAGGATTCACTACGATCTATCTGGCTGGCTTCGGCGATGTCGATCACCTTCATGACCATAAATTAATGGACGATAATGGTCGGCGACTGATCAGATGGGAGCAGGAGCGCAAAGAGATTATCCGTATGTATGATGATATTGAGTGGATTTATCTATGATGGAGCGTAATGGGTGGACATATCTGGAGTATGAAATGGATGAAACAATGATTCAATACATGAATCATTATCCACTCACATCTCAATTTGATCGATGGCATGGCAGTCTCTGGAAAATACTGAAAGAAAATTATCTAGGCGATACAGGTGGTGTTGCAATCGATTGTGGTGCAAGTTATGGTTGGTTCACGATCCCTATGTCGCAACATTTTGACACTGTGCATAGTTTTGAGATGCGCAAGGATGTATTGTTTTGCCTAGAACAGAATCTAGAGTATTGTGATATTAATAATGTCGAGATCTGGAATAATGCAGTATCATCCGTTGATGACGAAATCGTCGGATATGACAAGGATAATTGGGCAACAGGTGTTACACGTGTAGATCCGACAAAAACAAATATGAGAACTAAGTCTATTGACAGTTTGGAATTAGATGATGTTCGCTTTATGAAGATCGATATCGAGGGTGGTGAGTATGATGCACTCTGTGGCGCATCACTTACTATCGATCGTTGTCGTCCTGTGATTATGTTTGAAGAACACACACGAAGGACTGAAGAAAACTATCTTCACCGACAAAAATTATTCGACTTTATGCGTCGCTACGATTATAAATTCGCTGATGCAGTGCAAAATGATTTCATTTTTACTCCATAAAGTGCTTGACATTTATGTGAGGATAAGAGAGAATAGAGTATAACTTGAGAGAGAGGTTAGTTATGAGTAAAGTGAATCGTCAAAAATTGTTGGATGCCTTGGCTGCTGAGAGCCAAGCTATCTTCACTCGTCCTGAGATTACAGGTCTTGCCGAGCGTATCGGTGTTTCATATCCCCATTGGTTTTTCCGTGAGCACAGAGTTGGTCACAATAAATATTCAGTTGAAGCTGCTGGTCTGAAGGTTGTTGCCTCCAATCCTGCACCGACTCCTGTTGAGGATGCTAAGATCGTGACACAAGCTAAGTTGGCTGTCGAAGTTGATAATCTTGTCCCTGTGGTTGATGCGACATATGTCGCGTTTGGTTTCCACCGTGACCTTGTCAAGATTGTAAAGTCTGGTATTTTCTATCCGACTTTTATCTCTGGTCTGTCAGGTAATGGTAAGACCACGATGGTTGAACAGGTTTGCGCTAAACTGAAGCGTGAAGCTATCCGTGTCAATATCTCTGTAGAGACTGATGAAGATGATTTGATTGGTGGTAATACACTGGTCGATGGTAATGTCGTTTATCGCGAAGGTCCAGTTCTTACCGCTATGAAGCGTGGTGCTGTTCTGATTCTCGATGAGTTGGATCGTGGCTCTAATAAGCTGATGTGCCTTCAAGCTATCCTCGAAGGTAAGCCATACTTCAACAAGAAGACTGGTGAGGTGATCACACCTGCCGCTGGCTTCAATGTAATCGCGACTGCTAACACAAAGGGTCGTGGCTCAGATGATGGTAAATTCATCTCTGCCCAGATCCTCGATGAGGCATTCCTCGAGCGTTTCGCTGTGACTGTTGAGCAGCAATATCCGACTGAGTCTCAAGAGATGAAGATCGTTCTCGGTAAGATGAGCAAAGTTGGTAAAGTCGATGAAGACTTTGCTGAGAAACTTGTCCGCTGGGCAGACGTTATCCGCAAGACCTTCAAAGAGGGTGCGATTGAGGATCTCGTCTCCACTCGTCGGATCGAGCATATCGTAAATGCATATGCTATGTTTGAAGATCGGTTGAAAGCAATCGAGTTGTGTGTAAATCGCTTTGATGAAGATACTCGTCAGGCATTCCTCGACCTATATACTAAGGTCGATGCTGGCGTTGATTTAGGAAAAGAGGAAGAAGAAACAGATGTGGCAGAAGAAGCCTGATTTGAAAGCTGGGTTTGACGGCACTCCTGTAGTGTCGCCATCCCAATCTATGCAATTTACTAAAGAGGATTATGGTTTGATCGATTACAAATACAATGAAGGACAACTCATTACTGAATTGCTTTCATATGTAAATGATACATACAATCAACATTATTCTCAAAACAAATATCAAGCGACTGAGTTTATCATTGATGCTGGTCACGGCGAAGGTTTTTGCCTCGGCAACATTTTGAAATACACTCAACGCTATGGTAAAAAGGCTGGCAAGAACCGTGCAGATTTGCTGAAGGTTCTTCATTATGCGCTCATCGCTTTACACGTGCACGATCTGGAGCACAGCGATGACTAAGTTACTGGTCGCAGTATTGACCAGCGGGAAGCCTGAGAAGTTAGAGCGGTGTCTGCGATCCGTGAACTCTAACTCCTCTCCTCATGAGCGGATTGTCGTTATTAATACAACAGACAACGACTATACTTCTCAGGCAACCCAAATTGCTTTTGAACATGGATTTCCTGTTCGGGTGACAGAATCTAATGGCACACCAGGACGTGGTAAGAATACAGTTCTACAACATTTTCTCGGCACTGATTCTGATTGGTTGATGCAAGTCGACGGTGATGATTATATCACAGACGGTGCTATTGCTCGATTACATTATGAGATCGAAAAAAATAAATTTGATGCTGCTTGTTTGATCAATAATCGAGCATTATCTCCATCTGGCAAAATAATTTATGCTAATGAGATTCCGATGCAGACATCGGTGGCTAAGAAGTTTCTCAAATATGCATCACAAAAAGATTTTGACTTGTTTGTCAAGGCACAAGATATTGGTAAGAAACATTCATACGACGGTAAAGGTTTGAATCGACTGCTTTTGGTAAATAAAGCGGTGGCTCGTAAACAAAAATTCAATGAGCAATTGAAGGTGACTGAAGACTTTTTATTCCTTCAAGCTGTCAAAAGATGGCATACAGTTCATACTGTTGATGCAGATATCGAGCCAATTTATATTTACGATTATGCAGATGGTATCACGGATGAATTGATCACATCTGGTGAATTGGTCCAACATCTAAAAATGATGCTGGCTTTCAATGCGGATTATGATGACGAATAAGATTGCAATTACAGGTATGGGTCTTGTTGATAATCTTGGGAATAATCCCGAAGATTGTTTCAACTCATATATCTCTGATGATAAAGTCATTGCTGTCGACTCTAAATTCCATGCGATGAAAGATAAACTTATCAGACCAGAGGTTATGAGAAAGCCATTGTATGCCAGTCTGACAGATAGTAATAAGATGGCATTCCACGTTGTTGAACAATGCCTCCGCGATAATCCCGTGAATACAGATGTTTTTACCCTATTCACTACATTATCTGCTGGTAATGATAAGAGCATTGAGTATGCGGATGATGTCCGTGAAGATAAAAATACATTCAGACCAAAGAAACTGGTTCAGGCTCTGAAAGATTTTATCAATGGTTGTATTCCCATCACATATGATTTTCACGGTGGCTCAGTTGGTTTCAATGCTGCATGCGCTACTAGTCTGTATCAGTTAGATTACGCATTTCATTTGGTAAAAGAACACGACTTTGTTCTTTGTGGTGCATCAGAGACTGGTAATAACGAATGGGATATGCATTTTTTCAAAACACTTGGTGCTATTGGAACAGAATCTAAACCATTTTGCTCTACCCGAAATGGATTTGTGATGGGTGAAGGTGCTGGTTGTCTATTGTTGGAAGATCCTGATAAGGCAATCGCTCGTGGTGCTAAGATTTACGGTTATATTCATAAACCATGTTTGACATCAGATGGCTCTGCTGGTAATGTTGTCGCACCCAGTGATATCGGAATTACTAAATCTATGAAGACGGTGCTACAGGGAATTGACCCAAATGAAATTTCTTTCGTAAATGCGCATGCGACTTCTACTACAGTTGGCGACGATGTCGAATACTATGCTATTGAGAATCTGTTACCAGATGCTCCTGTTATGTCGTTCAAATCTAAGATCGGGCATACGCTTTCAGCCTCGAGTATCATCGAAATAATCTACACACTGATGGCACTCAGAAATAATTTTGTTCCACAGTCGCATAATATTGAGCAATGTGAACTAAATAATGTGCAACGAGAGTGTATGACGAGCGGTGGTAGAAAGTATGCTCTCAAAAACAGCTTGGGTTTTGGTGGTAAATGTGCTTCAGTCATTATTGAAAAATCGTAATAATATTCACTTGTTGATCAATCTATTTGGATTGGCAATGTTCGTTAGCTATCCATTCTTTTATGGATGGTCAGTAATCCCTGTTACATTAGTTGGGATCTTACTTAGTAATATAGTCATCTCAGGATACTATCATCGCAGTATCACACATAGGTCTTGGTCTGCCCCTACATGGTTACAATACCTCTTACTGACACTCGGTGCAGGATTCTTCATGCTACCTGCTATGGGCTGGATGGCAGTGCATCGTAAACATCACAAATTTTCTGACACTGATCAGGATCCGCATGGTCCAAATATCGGTATTTTGCGGAACTTTACTGTGGCTAACATTGAGCCTGAACTTCGATATATGAGAACTGATATTCGAAACACTGCTCTTTTGTGGCAAGTCAAATACTATTACGTCATTGGATTAGCAACTGCTGCATTGGTTTCATATTTCTTTAGTGCACAAACATATTTTGCAATCGTTGGTTATATTTACTTGAGTGTAATTATTGTGAACTTACTAGGACATAATAAAAATTATAACGATTCACACATTTTGTCGGCTATCTTAGCTGGTGAGATGTATCACGATTCACACCATAAAAACCCAAAGAAGCTGAGAATGGGATTGATTGATTTACCATATTTTGTAATGATCAGATGGCTGAAGTAATTAGAATTGATAGTCGTTATGATGATCCAGATGGTCTCCTACAAATGTTTTGTGAGGCAGCTGTCTTGGATAAAGACCGAGCCTCTGTAAACATTGAGAGTTTGAACTGGGAGGATAGACCTGAAACTCTTTTGAACCAAATCTATAAACAAAGAGTTTATGATGATGGTGGATATTTTGTATTGAAAAAAAGTGATAGATTCGTAGCAGGTTTAGGTATTTATCCGTTTGAGTATGATAACAATATTTTGGTCTTTGGTTCGAGGATGTATGCTGACCATCGAGATAATGTGTTTGCTAAACATCGTAATATCGCATACATTACAAGCAAAGAGATCTTCAATTACTTCAAAAAATATCGTGCTTGGGTAGGATTTATAAATGAATGGAATGAACAAAGGATTGCCTTTGCATTAGATGGTGGTAGGCAGAAATCCAATAGAGATTGGCAGCACTTCAATAACTTAGACCACCAATTGATTGTGTATCCACATAAGGTGTTGTATAAAAATACAATACAGACTTGCGTCTACAACGATTATAATTATGATTATAAAGATGAGATTCTAAAATGTCTACAAGATTTACACTCCGATACGAAGTGACCAGACCTAATTTGTTTACTGCATTTTGGAACGCTGGTAAGTTTGACGAAGATAAAGCGTTTGATGATGTAATTCATATCGCAGAAGAAATGGGTATATCATATGATTATGATATTAGTGTAGATGGATTGATATTCACTATTGATTTTGTCTGCGACTCTGATGAACAGAGATCTGATTTTCATGATAAGGTGAATGAAGTATCTGCAAAATATCAACGCGAATACAAACAAGAGTATGATGATCGCAATCGATATCATGAAGAAAATGGAATCATCGAGAATACATTATTTTTTGAAGAAACTTCTTGACATATTCAATGTTATAATGTATAAATGGTTATTGGTGAAAGAAAGAGGACTATATTATGAACATCTCAAAACCAACACTTGAAGTTCTGAAGAACTTCGCAACTATCAACACGAACATTCTGGTTCGTGAGGGTAACACTCTTGCCACGATTAGTAATGGCAAGAACATTTTCTCCCGTGCTACTGTGGGTGAAACTTTCAGCAAAGAGTTTGCGATCTATGACCTCAACAGTCTGTTGGGTTTGCTGACCTTTACTGAAGATCCTGACCTCGACTTAGGTGATGAGAGTCTGAAGATCAATAGTGGTAATGCTGAGTTTGAATACTTCTATGCTGACCCATCTATTATCGTGGCTGCTCCTGACCGCACTATCGAGGTTGACAACTTCTATGAGTTTGAGTTGACTAAAGATGAAATCGTGAATATCACACGCGCTGCATCTGTGATCAATGCACCTGTATTGAGTGTGGTTGGTCGCGAGGGCAAAGTGACGCTGTCTGTCGGCGATCCGTCAACGCCTCGTAGTAATACCTTCCGTCAAGTAATCGGTGAGACTGACAAAGAGTTTGATTGTCGTCTGGCTGTAGAAAACTTCAAAGTGATTGCTGGTGACTATCGAGTCGTT